CACTTCCTATAGCTAAACCTAAGTTTGTTCTTGCTGTTGAAGCTGAAGCAACATCACTTAAGTTATTTGCTTTTACATTTTTTGCATCTAATTGAGTTTGAACAGCAGATGTAGTTCCTGATAAATATCCTAACTCAGTATCTGTTGTAGCTGATACTGCAATCTTTTGAGATGCGTTAGATATTACAGCTCTATTAGCTGTTAAAGATTCTGTATCTATTGTTGTAGCAGATCCAGTAATAGTTGCTTGTTTAGCATTTAATTGTGTTTGGATAGCTGAAGTAACACCATTAAGATATTGAAACTCTGCATCTGATACTGAACCATCAGCAATTTTTGTTGCTCCAATACCTGTTGGAATAGCATCATTAGTTTTAGATAAAATACCTACATATAAATTTGAAATTGCTTCACTAGATAAAGATCCACTATCCCAAGTTACATTAACTGTTGTATTTGTAGAAAATGTAGAACTAGATATTGTTCCATAAATTGTACCTGGAGTTGAAGCAGTTAATTTAATTCTTCTACCAGCATGATAAAATCCTGTAACATCAACTCCTGCAATTGTAAAAGAAGTTGCAGATGCGTATGCAGCTGTAAATGCTCCATTACCATCACCATATTCTACCCATTGTGAATCATTAAACCATTCTCTAATATCAGCAGTAATAGCTCTAAATGCATTATTAATATTTGAAGGTAACATACCTTCAGCTATAGAAACACCTCCTACTGAAGTATTACTTGCTGCTGTTGTACTATAATCTTTTATACCTGCCATTTTATTCTCCTATAAACCAAGCATATGCTTTATTATTTTCTGTATTTTTTTCGTTAATTAATGTGTTAATAGCTTCTTCAATTTGTCTTTGAAAAAACTCTTGTGTCTCAAAACTATATCTTACGTTATCTATATCTGTTTTATCTGTCACGTTTATTCCATCTTTTATTCCAAGCCCAAACATTTAACTTAGATGAATATTTTTCTATTAAACCTAAAATAAATTTCATTATCTTAAACCTGCTTTAACAAATGTTATATCTATCCCTTGACCATGATTAAATATCGTACCACTTGGTACTTTGACATTTGCTCTAAAGTATCTTCCTGATTGTCTTACAGGATTAATACCACTATTTGTCATAGTCGCTGAGCTAGATTCTGTAGCATTGTCTGCCAATCTATCTCTAGTCTTAATAGTTACTGTAGCTTCTGCATCTATTATAGGTCTAACACCAGTTATAGAAGATCTATGACCAGGAACTATTTCAACTTCTGAAGTCTCTATCTCAGATTCATTAGCAGTTCCACTAAAAATTGCAGCTTCGTAAGAGTTATTTATAGCTCCTAAAAGCTTTTGTCCACCTGACCAAAAATCAGTATCTAGAGCTATATTAATATTCTCAAGGTTTTGAGAAATAATATCCATAAGCTCTACTGTATAAGCACCTACAAACTGGCTAAATATAAAGCTAGCATTAGCCTCTGCTAATGACCATTTTTTAGTAGAATAGTTGTAAATAATTAATTTGTCACAAATACCTGTAGTATTAGATGTATTAGATGCTGAAGGATATGACCATAAAACTAATTGATTAAATGGATCTACAGCAGCACATATTCTATCAGAAAATGCTTTGTTTAAATCAAGGTCAAAAAATCTATTAACTTTCTCAGCTCCTATACTAATAACATTATCACCTTGTATTTCAAAGAATCCATCATCAGCATAAAAGAAAACTCGTCTATTATCTTGTGCTACAGTCTTACCATAAACAGCTCCTCTATTAGGAGATATAACTGATAATCTAAATACTGTTGCACCACCCACATAGTCCATACGAATGATTTGATTTTGTCTAAAGACATATCCATATTCGCCTGAAGTTATATGTACAATCTCACCACCTGAACCTGGTAGATCTTGTTGATCAGCTTGTTTAGTTCCTGATAACCAAGTAGTAATATCATTAATACCTGACCATTGTATTCTATTTTGATTTGTAGGTTGATTACCTGTAACTAAAAAATCTCTAATAACTCCTGAAACTCTAAATGTAGGAACACTACCTGACGTAGCTATTGCTGAAAGATTAGCAAAGTTAGTTGATGTTCCCATTAAATAATATTGAGGTGCATCAACACCATTACTTGCAATAACATAATTACCAAATTGTGTGAATGTCCAGTAGTCTGTATTTGTGCCTGTAAGAGATCCTTTTCTAGAAGTAAATGTACCACCATCTAACTGATAGATGTCTGTATTCTTTGCAACAAAGTTAAATACATTACCAGCATTATCTCTAAATGATCCACCACCTCTAGCATCAGCTCCCATATTATTAGAACTATAGTTTACTAATGAAGGAAATCTTTTATAAGAATTTAATGCGTAATATACATTTGTTGCTACGTTAGCTCCTGGATTCAAATGTTTAGGTTGATCAGGTAGCCACTCTCCAAAGGGTATTTGCATTATTTTCTCCTATAGAATGATAGATCTGTACTTACATCTGTTCTTTGAACAACAGGTGCAGATCCATATGAATCTTGTCTATCGTTATTCTCACATCTCTCAAGAGCTGCTGAATACATACCTAGCCATTGTTGCGTTTGGTTAGGGTCGATGCCACCGATAAAATTACTAGCATGATATAAGGAGCCATATAAATAAATAGCAGGATGGCTAGATAAAATATAATTAGAGGCATTACTATCAGACAAAGCAGTAAAAGCTTTATAATATTGAAGCTTACCTGTATAACTCGTATCAGGTTGTGGGGCAAATCTAAAACTTTCAGTTCCATTATCTGACTCTACAGTATACGTTCTTGGCATACCTGAAGTCGAACCTCCTTTTATTTCAAACAAGTTTCCTGGTGTTATGTATTCTAAATGATATTTAGTACCAGCTGATAATATATGAAATGATCTAACAGCAATAAATCCTGTTGGTACAGTTACTGTTTCAGCATTAATAGTAACATCATCATTTTGTTCCATTTGTCTAATTCTTAACTTAGCATTCATGTCTGCTTCTACAAGCTTAATGAAATCATCTTGTATTTCAGTTGAAAGATCTGATCTATTTAAGAAATTAGCTATTGATGATTTAAGTTCTGTATATGTTGATAATGCCATTACATTCTTCCTGATGCTGTTCTAAAATAACGATATTCGCTACTGTTTAATTTTAACTTTAAAATTTTTGTTCTTTCTTCTTTTGGTATTCTCCACCAATTATTAGTTCCATTATATTCTCTAGCCCATAGTTCTAAAACCATAGTTGGAATACTAGCTACACGTTTAATATCTTTTGTTTGAGAATAACCATCATTAAGATTATATAATCTTTTATTCTTTTGTAGAATAGGATTAACGTCTTGTGATCTTTTAACTGTTATTTTTCCATCAGGTTCTACGAAGTATTTAGTTCCGTCAGATTCCTGATCTCTTAGTATAGACATTATTCACTTAATGTAGTTACGTAAACATTGGCAGAACCAATGGCAGCTAATTTTTCTCCAGGTGAAACTTTAAAATATTCATAACTTTTTGCTTCTAAAAATATTTTAGATGTTGTAGCAGTTGGATTAACTCCAAATTCTACATGAACATCTGCGTCAGATATTACTCTAACGTATTCTATGTTAGCTTCAAAAGCAGCAGTCTGTGTAGATGAACCACCTGAAGCAAGTTTTATAGTTGTAACTGGTCTCATTGCTATATGCATTTATTTCTCCTTTAGTTGGGGGTGTTGCCACCCCCCTAATTAATTATCTTCTTATTACGAATGTAACAATCATTTCACAAGCAGTTGCAGATGCTCCATCAGAAATAATTTCGATAGTTCCATCTTCTTCTACTCTGTTTGCAGCAGTTGGTACAGATGTATCAACATCACCAGCAGCAGAGCCTGATTGTGTAACTGTGATTGCGCCATTAGTAACAGCAGTTCCACCAATTTCAAATGTTATAGCAGCATTAGCTGTTGTAATAGCATTCTTAATTGTTGTTATGATTTTAACAATATTACCACCATCAGGTACAGCTACGAATGTAGATCCTGCTGTACTAATGTCAGTAACTTTTGCTGTTAAAAAATAGTCGTTTAATGTTCTCATTTTTATTCTCCTTCTACGTTCCGTCTATAATCCCATAAGACTTCATAGTCAAGATTGATACTGGGGGAAGTATATATTGGGATTACTCCCCCCAAGTATTTATATATTATGAAGTTGTTAAGTCGAATACTCCACCTGAAGCACCTTCATTTCTAGAGATCAAAGTAAGTTCAGCTAATAGCTGTCTTTTTTCTGAGTCACCAGTTTTTGAAAGTTCATGCATTGTGAAGTCTCTTAAGAACCCTACAGACCAGTAGTCCATATCTAGGACTAAAGCATCTCTATCTCTAGAGAATCTGTTAGGTACTACTTCTAAATCACCAAAGTCAGAAGAATACACGTCAATAGAAGTGTATAAAGTTTTATCTTCTGAAGCATCGAATCTAGTAGATCCACCAGTAAATCCTGAGATTTTCTGTTTGTTGAATGGGCCTACCATGATTACAGATGGGTTACCACCTGAGTTCCATGTACCTTTGATAACGTCTTTCAACATAGCTTCAGTTAAAGCTCTTTGAGTTCCATCGTTTCTTGCGTCAGAACCATCAGATGCTGTTGGAGATGATCCACCTGCATCGAAGTTATCATTAGTTGCAATCCAAGCACCAATAGAAGCAAATGTTCTAGCAGTTGATGAGTTACCAGCTGCTCTTGCTTGGTTAGTTAATAAAGTAGACTCGATGTCTCTTTTTAACTCTTTAGATTTTTTAGCGATTTGGTATGCAAGTTCACTTGCTCTACCAGCTTTGTCTACAGCTTCTTGTGTACCAGTAATTACTACAGTCTTATCCATGATCTGTGTGTAGTTACCAATTCTAGCTGTTGCAGTTGATGCATCAAGAGTAGCTTCATCACCTTCGATTACTGCATTGTTAGTTGCAGCAGCCGCTAATGAATCTGTTTGCCACTCGTGGAATGTATTTTTTACTTGCTCTCTCGCAGCTGCACTCATGAAAGGAGTTTCAGTTGGAGAAATTGAGTAAATAACATCCTGTAGATCTTCTCTGATACCTACTGCATCGTACGTATCAAATGTGTTTGTTGGTTGTGCCATGTTATTTTCCTATTTTTTTGAGATTATTTCAAGAATAGCAGAATGAGCATCGTTCAGTTTACCTGACTTTCTCAATCTACCAATTTTTTGTTTAACAGAAGCACGTCTAGAATCGTCCATTTTAGGAGTTCCTGATTTAACTACCTTCGGAGCTGTTGTTACTTTTTTAGCAGTAACAGGTTTGCTTCTAAGGTTTTTAAATTCCATAGCATCTTTTAGAACCATAAGGAATCTATGATCTGCTAGTGAACCAATTTCTTGATCATTAAATCCATAATCAGCAAGAGTTGATCTCATCTGATTTCTGAATGGTACTGATTTTTGTGGATCACTAAATTCTGGAATTTTAGTTGCAGCTAACTTTTTTTGTTCATCTAGATATTGGTTATACTGTTGTGCTTTAACAGTTTCAGCTTGTTGCTTTAACTTGTTAAAAGATTCTCTTTGCTGACGCATTTGAAAATCTATTTTAGCAGCAGCAGTAGGATCTTCTTCATATAATTTTGGAAGATCAACATCAGATGATTGACTGATATATGTATTGGCAACACCAATTAAATCATTCAATTCTTTTAGCTTACTGTCATACGTTTGACTAAGACTTGTCTTTTGTTCGTCAAGGATTCTTCTTTCCTCAGCTAAAGCATGAGTCTTTTGTCTATAATCTGAGTCTCTTGAATAACCTGATTTCAATTCGTCCAAGCTGACCTCTAACTCTTGACCTTGTACTTTGACTCGGTGGAGTGAAGGTTCTTGTATTTCTTGTTGTTCAGTTTGTTCTGTCTCAGTTATTTCAGAGCTTTCAGTTTCAGGTTTAGCTTCCTCAGTCTCGGTTTGGCTAACTTCTTCAACAACATCAGGTGCAGTTTCTTGAACTGGTTTTTCCTGTGTTTGCTCTTGTGGTTCTGTCTGTTTTTTTTCAGGTTCTGATTGTCCTTCTTGAGGATTCAGTAATCCTGATATTTTGTCAGCAGCACCTTGTACTGTTTTATCTACTTGCATAGATTCTCCTTTTAGGTTGATCGCTTCCTTAATTGGATTGGCGAAATAGACTTCTAATTACTTAGTTAAGTCTTGTAGTTGATCTAGCTCTTTGGCAGCTAGTTTGCCTTCATTCATCACAGACTCAAGATGTCCTTTGATTTTTTCGACCATATTATAGGCCATCCAAAGAACTTGTCTTTGATCGTGATCACTATAAGACGTGTTGAATATTTCTTCTCTATAACGAGTTTTTAAATAATCAAACGCCTCTTTCATTAGGGGATCGTCCAGTAGATGCTGGGCTTTCGTCCCTTGTGAAATCTGTTTGTTTAGATCCTTTGCCATCGAAGAATTGTTTTTGACCTTTCATTATCTCTTTAAACAAATCACCTGATTGTCTAACTTGTTGTTGTTCTATCATAGATCTGTTACGCATTTCAAGCTCATTTATTTTAGTACCATATTTAAGCTCCATTTCTTTTACTTGAAGCTCAAAGTCTAATAGTTTCTGTCTTAATGAAGCTTCTAATTTCTTCATTTGTACTTCAGAATCTAATATAGCTCTTTGGTTTTCACCTTGAACTTGTGCTAGAGATACCTTCTCAAACTCAGTTGGTGGTTTAGGAGGAAGTGGTGGCATTTGTGCAGCACCTACTTCAGGATCCATAAAGAATGGTTCTACACTTCCAAGACCTGCATTCTCTACAAGTTTTTGTAATGTAGAATAAATATTTTTAAGATTAACAACTGGGCCATATACATTCTGTTGTAGTTGTATAGCTTGTAGTTGTCTTTGTAGAATACCATTAAGAAGTATAAGTTGTTGTTCTTTTGAACCTGTACCTAATCCTACTTTAACAGAAAGATTAACTCTATCTCTCCATTCATATGGAGTCATAGGAACAAACTCACCTCTAATTCTAACTAATTTTTCTTTTTGCTGATATTTGCAAAGTAATTCAAATATTTTAATACCTAGATCTTTAACACCAGTTTCAGCAAATGTTCTTGCAATCAACTCCATTCTCATTTGAGATTGAGTTAATACTTGATTCATTCCTGTAGCTGTATCTGTGTTTAAAGAATCAGATTGTAATCCTTGTGAAGATTTTGTAACACCTGATCTTGCTTCTCTTACTGAATCTAAATAGTTTAATAATCCTGATGCTTGTTCCGTAATAGGTTGAGCTGACATAACCTGCATAACATTAGCAGGTGGTTGTTTAGTTCTTACGATACCACCTGGTCTATTTGTTAATAGGTCATCCATAGCTACTTGACCATCTTGAATAGCTATTCTGTTATTATTCGTTAGATACATGTTATCTAACATCTGTCTCATAACAGTAGATTTAATTAATTGTATATCTTCAATAAGTTCAGAAACAGATCTACCATAGAATCTGTGAGGCATAATAATTGGTGTCATTGAAACAAAAGGTATTGAATCAATTTCGTCCATACCTAATATTCTATATGCTCCTGTACCTGCAAGACAAATTTTTAATAGTTCTGATTTACCATCACCATTAAGATCTAATCTTACATAACATTCATGAATTAAAACTTCGTCTGTAGAATTATCACCTCTATCTTGTGGTGCAGAAAAATCTGTATCTTGGTATCTTACTTGTCTATCTTCTAAATAATATTCTGCATCACCAGTAGGTAAGTTATAAACTAAATCTCTATCATAACCCATTTCAACTAATTCAGTTCTAGTCATATTAACTCTATGACAAACAAAGTTAGCTGATTCTATTGATTTAGCTCTACGTTCAATTAAAAATTCTTCAGGTGGGATTGGATCAATTTTAACTTGACCATACATTCTAGTTTTATGAATAACAACATCATGGAATTTTATTTTATCTACTACCTTACCATTGTCATCTTCAAATTCTTCTTCGTATTCTTTATGTTCTGTTACTGAAATTTCTTTGTCTGCAATAAGAAGATTGTATTCATCATCAGTTAATTTTTTATATTCTTCTCTTGTAGTTTTTTCAGAATCATCCCAGTATACTTTTAGAATACCATTCTTCTGAACAAGTGCATCTTTGAACGCTGTATAAATAGCAGAAAAACCTCTGTTCTCTTTATAGAAAACATGGTTAATATAATCACTAGCTTGTTTAGCTACCTTTTCATCTTCAGGCCCAGCAGGTTCACAATGAAAGATATTATCTCCTGCTGTAAAAATTTTCATAAGAGAAGGCATTAAAGATTCTATAGTATCAGAAACATCAGTACTCACTACTTGAGATCTACCTTCTTGTTCATTACCAAAAGGTTTACCTAAATAATATTCTAATGATTTTCTTCTACGTGTAACTATCTCACCACCAATGTAACCTGATGATGCTCTAAGCTCTCTATTTAATATTGATATAATTTGATCTTCTGTCATACGATATATTTATAATCTACATTTATGGGTCTTTGCCAGTCTGATGTATCTATCGGATCATGTACGCATCCGTATCTAAACGCATCAGCTGCATGTGAACACCAGTCATGCAAAGGTTTATTTTTAAAAACTTGGTTCTTCTCATCCCATTGTTTACGATATTGTCTTAATGCATCTAGTCCTAATTTACATTTTTCTCTATCAAACCAACAATGTGGTAAAGCATTCCTAACAGATTCTATGCCATGATCAACCTCTAATTTAGGTGCTACTTCAAAATCTATTCCTAGTTCCTGAGATACTTCTAACCTAGATTTACCAGTTCCAAGCTCTCTTGCTTGAATATCATGAGGTGCGATATGTCTTTCATAAGCATAGTTCTTATCTTCTAAGACATCTGCATAATGAGCTAAAGACTCACCTGAGTTTTCATAGTAATCTATGACGTGAATTTCTTCACCTACTCTTTGTATAAACCAAATAGCTGTCGAATCCCCGATCCCTAAATCCCACCATGTCTCAACACCGACGTGTTCCTCAACAGGTATACTCCCAATTCTTTTTTCGTTATCAGCTTTGGTTATTAGTTTTCCATAATAACTACCACTTACAGCAGCTGTGAAAGAACATTCAAACTCTTGGTTATATTGTTCTTCAGTCATTATAGACTGAGCATCTCTTAATTCTTCAGCAGGTACTACACCTGTTTCTGATGCTCGATACATTTTTGCAAACCAGTTCTTTTGTCCTCGTTGTGCAAAATCATAAACTTCCCAAAACTGATTATGTCCCATAGGAGTTCCTATGAACATTACCCATCCTAATGTGTCAGCAACTGCTGGACGTATAATCTCAGTCCAGGTTCTAGGTGCCATGATAGCAAACTCATCCATCACAACTCCATGAAACCCAACACCTCGTAATGAGTCAGGGTGATCTGCTCCAAATATCTGAAGCGTAGATCCGTTAAATAATTCTATTTTTAATTCTGTTTCGTTTTTACTACCACCTAAATACATTAGTGGTTTTGTATAAATTTTTAAATATTCCCAAGCAATAGATTTACCTTGTCTATACGTTGGTGCTATAAATGCACATTTACGCATTGGTTTTTCTATAGCTGTCTTAATCAGTTGGTTAATTGATAGGACTGATTTCCCAAATCTACGATGACAAACTAATACATTAAATCTTTTAAGATTATTATGTACTTCTCTCTGTAAAGGACGAGGTGTATAAGGAATAACTATATCTTTAGTTTCCTGTTTACTCGTCTCCCCATTTGATATTGATTTTGATTGGGCCATCAGATCCAAGTTTTGTCGTAGTCGTAGCTAATTTTGCGTGAACGTAAGGTGCAGCTTTTTCTGCTGCCATCATCTTTCTTTCAGGAGATGACATTGGATTATTAAGCACAGCTAACATATAGTCCAAAGGTGAATGGTTATACTTGATAGCTAAATCATCAAGCATCTTCCATTTCTTTGCACATGTAGATCCTTTTGGTCTACCAGCTCCTGCTCTTTTTCCGCCTCTTGTTGTCATAATTATAAATAGTAAGTTCTTTTATCAGGTTTTGCTAAAATTGTGTTTCCAAGATTTCTGCTTTCTCCTGGTTTTGGAGCTTTAGCATATCTTCTTGAAGAAGCACCTGCTGCATACGCACCAATACCTAGAGCTGCACCGATTGCACCAAACTTAATTCCTTTTTTAACTATATTTTTACCTACAACTCTAGCTTTGGATAAAAAAGCTTTTGGTTTTGAGTATTTGACAAGTGCTTTTTTCATTATTTTTTACCTTTTTTTGCTTTTTTCTTCTTCATTTTAGCTTTTACAATCTTTTTTTGTAAAGCCATTGGAAGTCTACTTTGTTTTCCTACTAACATTAATAGCCTTTCTTCTTCTTCATTTTCTTACCAGTCTTTTTGGCATAAGCTTTAGCAGCTTTCTTGCCTTTTGCTGAGTATGAAAACTTTTTCTTTCCTACCATTGGCATAATTATTCTCCTTTAAAGTTATTTATTATGTTCTTAATGTAGTCTTTACACTTTTGAATATATTTTTTCAATAGTTTCATCGTAATAGTCCTTGCATTCTAACATCTCGTTGTGAAGCCATACGAGGTGCCATTTGTTGTTGTCTACCCATATTCATCATCTGTGGGTTTTTCTGCATTTGATCATTTAACAATCCTTTTTGCCTTTCTACTTCAGGCATTAGTTTTGCTTTTATGATATTTTGCAGTTGTTGAGCCTCATCTTGCGATAAGTTCATAAGGTCGTCTGCTAGTTTTTCTAATCTATTTGCCATTTTTTTTCTTTTTGCCTCTGTTATAACCCATAAGATAAGTAACAGCTCCTGCTGTTGTAACTCCAGTTGCAGCTCCTAATCCAAATCCAACAGCTGGAAGTGTAGCTCCTGATTTAATTTTTTTAGCTGCACCTTTAGCTTTAGTTGCAATCTTTTCCATAGTTTTTAAAGATTTGGGTCTAGCTCTTAAACCTTTTCTAGCCATCTGTCCAAATTTTGACCATTTAATCATCGTCCTTGTCCTCTATATCGTTTTTTGTTTGGAACCCTCTTAGAATAGCTCTTAGCGTGTCTGAGAGGCCTTTTCTTAGGGGTTTTCTTATGATAGTTATTAACTCCATATAACCCTTTCTTCTTAGCCATTAGTCATCTAATATGTCTTTTAAGAAAGACGTACCGATAACTGCACTCGTAACTTTTCTACGAGTTGAAGTACCTAAAGTGGCACCATAAGCTTTTCTGTAGCCTTCGCCCACTTTGGACGTTGCACCTGCAAATAGGTCTTTTGACTTACCTGCTGGTAATTTAGAAGCTACTTTGTCAGCTGCTGGCTTAACCATTTTTTTGATTTTGCCTGGTCGCAGACTTCTTGCGATTCCATAGCCAAATCTTGCTAGTGCTGTGTACATATATATGTCTCCTGTATTATTGTTTATAATGATTCTAATGTAAAACCCCCCCATTGGGTCTAGCTGTAACTAACCCCCCTATATTTATTCTCACACATTGCTACATATTGCTTGGGGTAACTCTAAAACCCCTTGTTCTAGATGTAGGTTTTTGTACTCATTCGTCTACGAGCTGTGTTCACTTGTGAACAAGCTCTCGACTTGGGCTTGTGTATGGATAAATATCTGACAGTTAAACTACATTGGGCTAAATTCATTGATAGTTTGATTGTCGGATATGATTAATCCTATTATCAACACTAACAAATGAGGGAATCTGATATGAATAAGCTACATGGAAAGAGGCCTAATCTACTGGTTTATGACTATAAAATAAGCCATTTAGATATAATTCCTACACCTCCTAAGCTATCATTAGATAAGATGTTTAAGAGATATATACGTAGGTATAATGTCTATGCAACTATGAAAGGAGTTAAGTAATATGGATGTATTAATAGGTATTGTATTAGTTCTATTAGCATTTAAATTGCTAGTTGAATTAGCTGGGTTTTTTATTGGCGTCAAGCTAGTGAAAGATATTAGCAAAGATTGGAATAAATAATCATGAGATTGTATATTCTATTTATGATTGTAATGATCGTAGTAATACTAACATAGGAGATAAGATGATAAGTTTAATGATATTTCTAGGTATTCTAGTTATAGGTATACTAGCTTATCTAGGTATGAAAGGAACAGGTGCATTATGAATATGATACTGACTGCAATAGGTATACTATTTATAGTTGTGTCTGTTGAAGCACATCCTGACTTCATCGGAATGGAGTTGGGAATGTTACTAGGAACAATGGGAATATTACTTGTGTATATTCCATTGTATCAACAAGAAAGGAGTCACAATGACGACTAAAGCTGAAACAAAGCAGAAGGTTTACAATAATGGTAAGACCTATGCACAGAACATTGCTGATGGTACGTTTATACCAGTTAAGCATATTCAGAATCATAAAGAAGTTATGACTGAAGTTGCTGAATTGAAAGCAATGATGGCTAATATCGCAGAAAAATTAGCTAAGTAAATTGTTAGGTCAATCCCCCACACTCATGTGGGGATTGCCCACAAAGAATTAGAATAATACGACTGGCGTTTCAAATGCTACGCTCTAGCGAGTCATGTAGAAATGCATCAATGAGGCCAGTACGATACTCCCTAGACGGCTACATTGCGCTAGTGATGCTGAGTTCTAGGGAGGGTAATTAGAAAGGAATTATGAAAAAACTAAGACAACTTAAAAAGATGTTGAGTGACGCACACACAGAAATTAGAAACAGTAAGAAGAAAACATTACCAGCTTTTGGTGTAGAAATGTATTTATTAAATTGCATTATCTTATGTAATGCTGCTTTAAATGAGAAAGTAAAAACTAAAAATGATGGAACACAGTAGAGTAATATTCAAAGATAAATTACGAGGTAGAAAGATCTCCCTTAAGAAAGGATTAGAGATTATCTACAAGCTACCATTCACAGGATTTATTCGTAATGATAAATTTTGGTGGTGGCGTAATTATATCGACTGGATCAAGTACTTACCAATAGAGTATCCAAGCAAGGGTATGCTAATGATTGTGAGATTAAATTATGAGAGTAAAGATCCAAATACTATTAGAGTAGTTACCACCGGTGGTTTTAGCAGTCGCAAACCACAGGTGCTTAAGAAAATATTTAAAAAGGAGTTATAAATGGGACTAGATCAAAGAGCAGGAAGATTTGAGTGGAGAAAACACGCAAGACTTCAAGAGTTTATGAGCCAAATGTGGCATAAACAAAATCCAAAAGGTAAATCTGATAATGCTATGAATCTTGGATTCAATGCAGGTGATAAACCAGTTCTAATAGATAGTGATGTCATAAAAGAATTAGAAGAAGCTATAAAATATGACTATAGTCAGTATTTTTGTGCTGATGGTTTCTTTTGGGGTCAACAATTTCAAGAACAATCTGTTAAAAATTATAAAAAGCAAGACAAAGAGTTTTTGAAAGAAGCTAAACAAGCCATCAAAGATGGTAAACCACTAGAATATGAATGCTGGTGGTAACAGAAAGGAATGTATGACTAAAAGACGTAAAGAACTAGATGGTATTAGATACCTTCGTAAAAACATTGCGAAGCATCTATTACTAAATAGAGTGAAATCAGGTCTAACACAAACAGAGTGTGCAGATATATTAGGTGTTTCTTTCCAACAGTATCAAAAATGGG